GTGTTATGTGTGGTTATTGATAAAGTTTTGTTATAGTCGTTGTTATGTGTTTTTATGTTTTATTCGAATACTGTTGTGGTCTTTAGTCTTTATAGTATAGTCTTTATTGTAGTCAGTGTTGTCTTTTATTGTTTATAAGTCTGTCTAATATTCTTGTTTAGCTATCTGTGGTTTTAAGTTGTTGTGGTGAAAGATTAGGTTTAGTCTGTTTGTGAAATTTGTTGTATTATGTTTATTACCAAATAAGATTTGGTATGTTGTGCTTATTGCCAAATATAATTTGGTGCGGTACGTGAGAGGACAAAATTTTATTTGGTTTGGAAGACTTGGTCTTTTATGTTAACTACGGAGGAGTGGATAATGTTGAGTTTTAGGGATATGGTGAATTTAGTGTATGTTTCGATTCCTTTTAGAGTTAGGAATGATTCTAGTTCTTTGTTTATTTTAATTGCGTATGCTATCTGTGGGTTTTTTGATTCGATAAGGTAGACTAGTTCGTGTACAGAAAGAATTCCGTCTTTGTATTTGTTTACAATGTCTACTACGCTTGTGAATGATGTTGCTAGTATAAATTTATTCATTGCTTATCCTTGTGGGTTTTGGTGAATTCTCTTTTTGAACTGCTGCTATTTGTAAACTCTTCTAATACTGATAAAGTTGTTACTGAGTCATGTTTGTTGTGTGAATTATTGATTATTGACTCGATTTCGTTGTGGTTGTATGTTTTAATGCCTTTTAGTTTGAAGAAGGCTACTAAAGTTTCGTCCATTTCTATTATGTATCGTTTGCCGCTGGCTCGGTAGAAAAATGTTGTTTTTGTTAAAATGTGTAATAAACGGATGTCGGTTATGTGTTCGTGATGTTTGTTGTATATTTCACTAACTTCATTGCGGTTGTCGCTAATTATATAATAATTGCTCATTTTAAAAATACCCGTACGAAAAATTTGTCAACACTGTTTAACAATTGAATTTGCTTATTTGCCAAATCTTTTTTTTAACTCGTTCATATTCATTGGTTTGACAAAACTATCTTTCATTTTTAAAAATGAAGCTGCTTCGTCGGTGATAGTGATAACGACTAGGCCGGTGGCGGCTTTTTTGTGTTCGTCACTAAACTCGTCGACGATGTCATAATCAATATTAATTACTTGCTTATCTGGAATTTCAGCTAAGTATTGATTTAAATGGTATACTGTGGTTACAACGTATTTCATAATTTCGGTCTTGGGTTTTTGATAATTTCGCCTTGTGCATCTAGTGTGTCTTTATCCACTACTTCGATGTCGCTATTCTTCATTTTTAAAAACGACGCTGCTTCGGCAGTAATAGTGATTATGCGCAAATCGATGCATTGTGTAAAACTTACATTGTTGTCGTCGACTGCTGCTTCAACAAATGGCAGATAACTTTTTAAACGATCGCCGTAACTAATTATATGCTGCCTTGGTATAATGTTCAAATAATGTTCTAGTCGGTGTTCAGGGACAACAATATAATACTGTTTCATAATCTTTTTAATTCAAGAACTTTTCGCAATTCTTTGCAAGTTACTACTTTAACAAAACTGTTTTTCATTTTTAAAAACGAAGCTGCTTCGTCAGTAATAATAAGTATTGATACATCTTGTTTAATTACTTCAACATATTCGTTTCCGTTTTCGTCAATGCATATTTCGGGTGCTGGAAGAGATTCGTTCAAAATATCGACGATGTTCTCTTCTGAAATTTCTTCTATATACTTATCTAGTTGTTTGTCTGGTACAATAACGTATTGCATAACTTCGCTAACTTTTAACAGATATACTTTATTATTAAACTAAAAATGTGGTATTTGCAAATCCGTAATTTATGATTGTGCGTGTAGGTTGCTGATAAATAGTTTAAACGTCTGTTAATGGGAGATAATACATGGTAAAAGCTGATGTGTTTGTGCTAGGCAATAGTGAAAAATACAAAGAGTTGGACTTTGAATATACATTTAGAATTCCTGCCGAAAAGATTACACTGCACACGTTTAATGTTATTAAGCGCATGTCTAAAAGTCCGTATTTTTATATTGTGAAAGAGAGTGCAAATACAAACATTGATTTTAGTCAAGAGGTGTACGAATATGAAAATGCGTTTGTATTTTGGAACGGTGATGATAGTGTTCGTTTATTTAATGCAGAAAAGGTATTTGAAAATCCAGCAGCATATACAGACGAAGAATGGTGGGCTGGCAATATAACAGACGTGTACAATATTATTGACGACAATGTTGCTGTTAATGATGCAGAACATGTTGGCGGAAACATAAAGAGTAAGTGCCAGGTTGTGTTATTAGGCAAGGGCTGGAACGACTGGAAGCAGAAATTAAGTTCAATACATTATCCGATATTGCATGTTGATTCAGATAGTTTAGACGAAGAAGGGATCGAATACATTTTATCAAACACTAACAAGCCTGTTATTTATATCGTGCGATGTGATGTTGATTGTAATGGGTTATTCCAGTTAGATTATGTGCCACCACATTACGATGACAAATACATGCATGTGTGGAACAACAATCTGAATGTTGTTTGTATTGTGCGAAAACAACTAATGTCGCGACCAGAATTATATACTGATGTTGCTATTGCTAATGGCAAAGCACCAGTGAAACATATGACAGACGACGATTTTGTTATACACGAAGAAAATACAGGTGCGGTAAGAAGTAAAGATAAGTGTATGTCTGTATTTTTGTATAATGGTTGGGCTGAGTGGTGTGATCGTTTAAGTTCAAAGTTTTGGCCGTTTGTACATATAAAATCAAATTGTTTAGGTGAAGTTGAGATAGAAAAAATATTAGCTGCTGCGAACGACAACATTGAAACAATTTATATTGTTCGCAATGATGTTGAACTAGGAGAAGAGTTTGAACCGAGTTTTATTTTCCACAAGCATGACAGAAAGTATATGCATGTTTGGAACGATAATTGCAATTTAATTGCAATTTCTAAATCGGTACTAAAAAGTAATCCAAGTTTATATACAGACGATGCACTGAAGCTTAACAATACACCAATTAAAAATCATACTTCTACTAGTGTAAAGCATAATGCAGGTTCGTTTCTAGATGCTGGCGTATATAATGACGATGCATGTTGTGTTGTATTAATGTCTCCAACATGGGAAGACTGGTGCGAAGATTTATCAAAAGAAATACGAAAAACAATTTATGTTAAATCTAACATGCTTTCCTTAGAACAAATACATAAAATTTTAGCATGTGTAGACGACGACACAGAAATGTTATACTTTGTTCGTGACAAAGTTGAAATGGTAGGCGAATTTCAATTAAATTGGGTTCCATCAATTTATGATTCTGAATATTTACACATTTGGAACGGTAATACAAATTTGTGTGGTGTTACTACCCGCGCACTAAAACAAAACCCACAATTGTATACAGATGATTCGCTAAGAAACGAAACAGTAGATTTTAAATTAGTTAGTGATCCATCTGTAATTGTTTCTGGATCACTAACTAAAGATATGAATATGTTTGGTGTGTTTGATAAAAGTAAATGTTCGTATGTATTTCTAACAGAAGACTGGATGCCTTGGTGCGACAAGATGAGTAAGAAAGTGTGGCCAGTTTTGCATATTGATTCACACGAACTAGGTGAAAAAGAAATACAAGAAATACTAGCTGAAGTAAACACAGAATATGTTTACGTCTTTAGTGCAGATGTTGAAACAGATGGGTTTGAGTTTGATTATATTCCGCCTGTGCGAGATAACAGATACATTCACATTTGGAATAATAGTTTTGACATGCGACTAATGTCTGTTGACGAACTAAGGAAAGACCCTAAATTGTTTACAGATGACTCAATTAAGAACGGTGCTGCCGACGTTAAAAATTATATTGCACCATCGGTTGTAATTAAAAAAGAATTAGACATTGTGTTCTTGAGTTACAACGAGCCCAGCGCAGACGAGAATTATCAAAAGCTATTAAAGCGTTTTCCTAGAGCAAAGCGTGTACATGGCGTTGAAGGAATATTTAACGCACACAAGACCGCTGCGAAGCTAGCAAAGACCGATATGTTTTATGTTGTTGATGCTGACGCAATAATTTTAGATAGTTTTGACTTTAGTTATGTCCCTAGCATCTATGATAAAAATTGTGTTCATGTTTGGCGAAGTGTTAATCCGTGCAATAATTTACAATACGGTTATGGTGGCGTTAAGTTGTTTCCTAGAAACAAATTAATTGAAGCAAAAACTTGGGGGACAGACTTTACAACATCATTGGGGACAGAATTTAAGCCTATGGGAGAAATAAGTAATATCACTGCATTTAATGTCGACGCATTTTCTGCATGGCGTTCAGGTTTTCGTGAAGCTGCAAAACTTGCAAGCAAAACTATCGATAGGCAATTAGATGCCGAAACCGACGAACGATTAAATGTGTGGTGTACTGTTAAAACTGACGCACCGTTTAGTGAAGAATGCGTACATGGGGCATTACAAGGAAAAGAATACGGGTTGAAACATAAAAACGACCTCGAAGCATTAAAGAAGATTAACGATTATAACTGGTTAAAGGAGCAATATGAGAACAGAACGTCTAGCATGGGGTGACATCGATCATTATCTGTCTAATAAACCCATTTCGTCAAAATTAGTAGCGGATGTATACAATTTAGCAAAAGAAGGCAAAGTTAATACAGATTGTTTGGGTAAATGTCAACTCGTAAGCAAATTTAAAATAATTGAAGCATTAAGGTCACATGTTACAGACGAGTCGCGTGTTGTAATTGCTTGTGCTTGGTATGGCCAATTGGCAACATTGTTGTTTCATGCCGGAATTGGTTCTTCTTATTATGGCATTGACATCGACCCTGCAACAAAGATCCCTGCACAAAAAATTAATGATACAATAGAATACTGTCACACTTGCGCAGACATTTTTTCAGTTGATTATTCTAGGTATGATCTTATCATAAATACTTCGTGCGAACATATAAAAAACGTAGACAAGTGGTTAGAGCTCGTTCCAAAAAATAAATTAGTTGTATTGCAGTCAAACAATTTTAGCGAACCAAAAGACCACATTAATTGTGTCGACAATATTGACGAATTCATTCAGCAATGTAACGGACTGCTAGATATTAAAGATGCCGTTACGCTATCTATGCCAATATATGATCGATTTTTAATAGTTGGGACAAAGACATAAATGTATATACATAACTTAGATATACCTGGTTATGCAACTAAAGAACGTTTAGACATACTAGCAAAACATGCTGCTGATGTTCCGGACAACGGCTGGATTGTCGAATACGGTGCATTTGCGGGCCGAACAACATATACGCTAGCAATGAATTCGCATCCGTCTGTTAAGACTACATCAATTGATAGTTTTTCCGGCAACAACATATTCATAAACAACCAAGAAAGCATTTTAGGGACTATAAGACCAACTGACCGCAACGACATTAAAACATGGAAGCATTATACAAAGGGTTGTAAAAATTTAGATTATTTGCAAGTTAAATTTCCAATTATGTCAGATGAATTTATATTTCGCAGAAAGGCGAACTTAATATATTTTGATGCAGACCACAGATATAAACGAGTTAAAGAAGATTTAAACTATTTTTATTCTATGTTAGCTAATGGCGGCGTAATGCTTATCGACGATTACAACCCTAAGAGTTGGCCGGGCGTTGTAAGGGCAGTTAACGAATTTGCAACTAAACATCAGCTAGACTTTGACCTAGTCGATTCAACATGCGCAAGGATTGTAAAATGATAGACATTAAAGAAGTAGATTTTGAAACAGTAAAACATGTTTGGGTATCAAGACTGTGGCCAGGAAGATATGATGTTAAGCCAATGAGTTCAATGGTATATGGTGACTTTGAAAAGTTTGATATGAATGTTTACATGAAATACACGCCAACATTTTGGGCAGCATATAGTGGCGACAAAGTTGTTGGTGTTAACTCTGGATTTAGGACTAGCGACACCCAATATCGTTCTCGTGGTATATGGGTTGATCCCGAATATAGAAAGTGCGGAATTGCCCAACAGTTATTTCTATGCTTAGAAAAACAAGCACACAAAGAAGGGTGCAAAACAATGTGGAGCTTTCCTAGAAAAGGCTCACATCATGCCTATTTAAAATACGGATTTACTAAAACAAGTGATTGGATACATGATGCTGAGTATGGCATTAATTGTTATGTACTAAAGGATGTTGCACTTCCTAAATAGGTCGTCTATGATCTGATTTGCATATTCTTGCAATTTTTCTGTATTAACATAAACTCTAACGTCAGCAATTGTTGGGTCTTTTGTGTCAATACTTTCTATTTTAGGGCGGTTATTTGCTATTACAATGTCGGTTAGTATTTCGTCGTTTGTTAGTTCAACAACATTTCCGCTCGTATAAAATACGGCAACGCTTTCAACAAATTGTGCTGGTATATAAGAAACGTCTACTTCTCGCAAGTATATATCAAATGGGTTTTTGTCTTTGTTGTTGTTGCTTGACATAGCTGAGATCCTTTTCTTATAACAAACACCACTCTTTATATTTATCTTATGCTATAACAAAAAAACCGGGTATTTTACCCGGTTTTTTTGATTGCAGTGTTTGTTTACTTAGACTCTTCTTTTGCATTGTCTTCAGTGAGTAGCCCTGCATCACGAAGAATTTTTTCTTGAACTTTTTTTTCAATTTCTTCGTTTATTTGCTGCTCTTTCTTTTTGCGATATGCCTCGCGTCGCCTAGCAAGCTTAGCTTCTTTTGTCTTTTGCTTTTCCTCAGGCGTCTTTTTTCTTCGATCTACTTTCTTTTCTGTTTCTTTTTTTTTAGTAGTATCGCTTTCATTAGCAGATGCTTCTGCTTCTTCTTTTGCCGGCTCGTCTGCTTTGACAGACTTTAGAAGTTGCTCTGCTTGCTCACGCTTAGCCTTCGCATCATTTTCTAATAGTTCTGCTTGCATCAACATGCTTTCAGCAATTTCAGCCTTTTCTTTGTCAGACAAGATAGTGGGCTGTTTCTGGGTAGTTTCTGCAACAACTGCTTCAGCAGGATTTGCTTGTGCTTCTTCTGACACGCCACCCGCAGCAATTGCTGCGTTAATTTCTGCTAGTGCAACAGGACGGTTAGGGATTGGCACAAGCTCAATTTCATCAACACTAGCTTTGCGCAAATATTTTCTTGCATGTAGTGTTTCTAGTGCATTAGTGCCGTCATTTAGTTTTGACTGACTAAGTGCAACATATAGATCGTTTGTGCCTTGTGCTAAGTTTGAGTTAACAATTTCCATAATGTTGTCATGCAACAAATCTGGCAATCTCTCAATTTCGCAGATTAAGCAGTCCTTCGGTGAATCTGGTAATTCACGGAACACAACAATAACTCGAGTTCCTGTATTTTTAATTCGCCCAACGTGTTTAGTCATTTTCATAATATCACCTCCTTTTAGGTATTTTGCTATTCGCTGGCCGAAGGATTGCTGTCATCTTCGCTAGTGACTTGTTCGCTTTGCTGGCTTGCTTCAGCTTGTGCTGCTGCTGCATACGCCAAAAAAGCATTTAGTTTGTTGTATAGCACGCCAACGTCAGCAAGTTCTGCTGCTTTAAACGCACCTCTACGTGACGCAACATCAATAATTTGCGCTAGTCCTTGCAAATCTGATAGTTGAAGCTGAACTGCTTCAGCTTGTGCTGTTGTTTCAGCTTGTGCAGGTTCTACTGGGTCAGTTGCTACTGCTTCTTGGCTTTTTGCTGTCTTACTCATAGTGTGTCTCCTTGTAGTTAACTTTGAATTGACAATGGTATAAAGGTTTTCCAGTACTCGTCTTTAACGTGTATTGGTTTTTTAAATTGTTTTGCAACTAGTTCATAATATGAAGGAATAGTGCATTTTTTCATTGGCTGTATGCTTTCATTTGCACCACGTTTAGTGTTGCAAGGCTTGCATGACGTAATAATATTAAGCCAATTAGTTTTTCCGCCTTTACTGCGAGGAACAACATGATCTAAGCTAAGGTGCTTTTCATTGTATTCTTTCCCGCAATATTGACATGTGTAATCATCACGTAAAAATATATTATTGCGTGTAAATTTAACACGACGATTCCATTTTATGTAATCATTAGTAATGACAACACTTGGGACCGCCATTGTTATAGATGGTGATCGCACATTCCAATTGTCATGATTTTTTAATATTCTAACTTTATCTGTAACAACTAAACGTATTGCAATTTGCCAATTTACAACAGATAGTGGCAATAGAGATAGTGGTGTTCCGTCTTTGTTTAATATTAATGTGTCTGACATTGTATTGTCCTTACGCTTTGTATTATTTACCAAATAGGCGTACTAAAAACTTTAAAAACTGATCTATTGCAACATCAGCTTGTAATCTTTCTCGTCAAAAAAGAAGACAACGCATACAGATTTTTGTTGATTACACCAGTCAATATAAAAAACACCATTACATACTTTGTTTAACTCTTCTTCTAAATCACTAATAACTTCTGTGGAGCTAAACACAACTTGATGATTCAAAAAGGTCAAATAGATAGAAGGCTCTTTTATGAGCGCGTCCCACTCATCACGGTTTAATCTTTTGTTTTTCTTTTTTCTAAATTCCATGTGTGCATGTTTCCTAAATTTAACAAACTACGCTTAAAATAAGCGTAGTTTGTATATTAATGCAGCTTAGCCTTTCTTTATTTGCGACTGTAATGAAGCGTCATTCCAAATGGTGCTGTTGCCTCAGGGTTGCCATGTATTAAGAAAATTGTGTCACAGTAGTTTTCATCACCCCAACTACCAAACGGGTAGCCGTCTGTAAACACAATTAAACGCTCAGGCACGTAGTCCATTTCTTTGAGCATATCCCAGTTGCACATAAAATCTGTGCCACCCTTGCCTTCAATTTCAACGTCAAGCATTTCTGTCATATTGTCTGGTGTATAAGTATGCACAGTATATGCTTTTGTATCAAAGAACCACAGCTTAATTTCAAAATCTGCGTGTTGATCCATAATGCCTACTACTTCAGACAAAAAGTCTCGCAACATGTCATCACCAATTGAACCTGATGTATCAATTGCAACTGCAACCTTAACCATTTGATCAGTGTCCATTGCAGGCAAAATGATGCCCCCTAATGAAGATGATTTGCGGCTTGGTCTTGAAAACGTGAAATCACTTTTAAATGCACTGTCAATTTGCATTTGTAACAGTTCACGCCAATCCATTTCTGGCTCAAGCAAGTCTTTTAGCAGGCGTTTTACACCACCTGGCGTGTTGCTGGCACCAGCAGCCTTAGCAGCCTCAATAACAGCATGTTTAATTTCTTCTTTAATTTGTGATGCTTCTTCTTTTGAAATAGCAATTGGGCCATTAATGGCGCCATCGCCTTCGCCTTCACTGCCGTCTTCGCCTTCGCCACTAGTGTTGGGTTCTATGTGAACGTCAAGCGTAGTGTAACCTTGGCTGCCTTTTTCTTGTTGCTCATTATATAGAAGTTCATATACTTCTTCTGTAGCTAGCCCTTTATATTTGTGGTCTAGCAGCCCAACCTCTGGCATTTTGCCAATGCCTTGTTCTGTGATTTCCAAGTTAATGACAAAGTCCGCCGCAGCATTAAATAACGCTTTGTCGCGAGACCTGCAGCGGAACATGTGTTCATAAACACAGTGCATAACCTCATGACAAATCAAAAAGTCAAGCTCTGGGTCGGACAATGACTCCAAAAACTCTTCATTAAAATATAAATGTTTGCCGTCTGTAGCGGCAGTAGGAAGCCAATCACCTGCTTTAACAATGCGAAGGCGTACTGCTAATGTACCAAAAAACGGCGCATTCATTAGCATACGAATTCGCGCTGCTACTACACGCTTTTCATTTTGTGGCTTGAGGCCAGATGAGTTGTATTGTGCCATACACTATCCTTTTGTTGGTTGCTTAGTATTTAGCAACATTATACTAAGAAAATGTGGCGCTGTCAACAAGATTAGCAATTTTAGTGCTACTTGTTATTTCAATGCAACAATTGTCGCATTTTGAATATTTGTTATTGAAATTGTGTACCACAAAGTTATGAGAATCATTAATATAATGTATCTCATTTTTGTTCTCAATTCCGATAATAAAGGATAGATGGGCGTCAAATATTTTTGCAGCTTTGCGATAATCTTCTACTTTCCATTTTTCTATTGCTACAAACTGTCTTACACCATGTCCTTTTAGACGGAATGTTTGTTTCTTTAGTTTTGCCTCACATAAAATTAATGTTTTATTTGGAAGTGTTGGATTTGCAATAAACAGAAAATCTGGCAGTATAATGTCTTTGTGTTGTGGGTGAAACATTCTTGGGCCTTTACTAACACTTGTTTTAAAGTTGTGTGTTGGCACCACCCACGTATTGTTAAAATGTGTCATTAATAGCTGAAGCACACGGTCTTCAAACTTCATTCCTTTTTTAAGGTTTTTTACAAACTGTTCGTTCATTATTGCTCCTTGCATACAATTGTCTTAGTTGCTGAATTCCTTCATGTAACTGTGTTTGTGCTTTCCAATTAATAACTGTGTTGTTTGACACTTCTGCGCAGGTCATAGCAGCGTATTTAGGCCTTGCTGGACCATACTGTACTGGTGCATTAAAAAGCTTAGCTAGGTCTGCTATAGTAGTTGACACGCCCGTTCCAATGTTAAATACACCTGGAACCATCATTGTTGCTGCGTTGTAAAATGCATTTGCAACATCATAGACATGCACAAAATCTCTGCTTTGACTACCGTCGCCGTCTATTGTTATGGGCTCGCCGTTCATTTCTGCCTGAAAGAAACGGCCAATGACAAGTGCATCTTTTCCTGTTGGCTGGCCTGGTCCGTATGTTGTAAAAATGCGCAAAATACTACAAGGTGGTGCGCCAGGCGTGATTTTGCATATTTCTTCACCTGCCTTTTTAGACCATGCATAATAATTAAGGGGGTTTCCTGGAACTTCTGGATATTGAGGATATGCATTGCCATAGTATGTGCTTGAGCCTGCATAAACTACGTGCTTAACATTGTTTTTAATTGCAGCATTAATTAAGTTTTGCGTTCCAACAACATTGCTTTGAAAATACTGGTTCCAGTTTGTTTCACTTTCTGGTATTCTGGCTTTCGCAGCTAAATGAATGATGACGTCTTGAAACTCTGTTGCTAGCTCTAAGTCATTTATATGTGTTTGTAAATAACCACGGAAAACGCTAGCAGGCTTTAGTGTGTCTAGATTGTCGTTTGGCGGGATGAATACGCTAACATTATGACCTTTGTCAATAAACTTTTTTGTTACGTGCTTTCCTATAAATCCTGTTGCACCAGTTATTAATACATTAAGCTTCATACTTCTTCAAGCTCCATTTTGTTAAATTGCTCAAAACGCATTCCTATTGCATGTGTTTTGTTTTTATTGCATACAAAAATTACACCAGACTTTAGTATTTCTTTAATAGTTATAGTTGCACCTGGGGTCAATGAGAAACCCATAAAGCTACGCTTTTCTTGCTTTGTTGTGCTGTCTTTGTATTTTAATATTTTGTATTGTTTATCTTTTTTAACCACGCTCATAAACCTTTTAATGCAGAAAAGGGTGGCTTACATTTGTAAGCCACCCCCAGGCACCGCACACTGCCTAGCCACCGATAATCATTTGTCCATATTCTTTGTACAGACGCTTGAAGTTTTTCAGCTTGCGATGTTCAATTGGAAGATTAAACATGCTCTTGCGTAGTGCAGTGGTACCGCCCAACACAATCATTTCTGGCTGCATGTTGTCAAGCATAAATGCAAAGTAGTTGTCAACATACTTGTGCCAGTCATCACTGTCAAACTTTTCATAGCCTTCAGGACGTGCATCCTCAGGACTTTCATAGACATTCACTAGTTCTTTTAAGCGGTAGCACAATGACACAACTAATGAGTAATGTGCTGACACTTCAGTACAGTCAAGCTTTTTAACCTTTCCTGTTAATACGTCAATTGCGTCTGGCAATTGTGCAGCAAAGCGTCGGTGCTGTGCAAATTCTGTTGCAGTACCAGAGCCAACTGTGCCTGCAACAAGTGCAGTAATCTGTGAATCTGACAAACCAGTGCTTTCTGCTGTTTTGATCAAATCACTTGCAAATACCCAACTACGCGGTGTGGCAAATGCTTTGTCTGGTGATTTGGGATCAAATGTAAACAGTTTGTGTGAGTGCTTGCTCAAGTAACCAACTACGTCTTCATGAACGTTGTTGTTAAGCGCCCATGTCCGCCAATCTTCAAAATTTGCTTCCATATCAATGTGAACAAAGCGGTTGGCTAGTGGGCTTGGCATGCGGTAAACAACACCGCGGTCTGATTCACGGTTACCTGCAGCAATAATGCTAACACCTTCAGGCAATACATATGGCCCAATGCGGCGGTTCAAAATCAGCTGATATGCTGCTGCCTGCACACTTGGTGGTGCTGCGTTGATTTCGTCTAAGAACAAAATCGCACGTTCCAGGCCGTTAGTTTCTGTAGGCAGTTCTGAGTTTTGAGCCCACTCCATAGTTTTGGTTTCTGGGTTGTAATATGGAATACCCTTAAGATCTGTGGGCTCCATTAACAACAGACGCATATCAATTACTGGGCGAGGCTCGTCATATGAATTTGCAATCTGCTCAATTAGATCAGACTTACCAATTCCTGGAGGACCCGAAAGCATAACTGGGCGGCCAGCATCAAAGCATACACGGATGAGTGAAGCTGCTGCGCTAGGGCTGTGTGCGTATTCTGACATATTTATACTCCTTTGTGAGTTGTTTTACTAAACTACTGTGTAATTTTACTACTAAAAAGTGATAATGTAAATAGCTTTTTTAGTAGTATTAAGATTGTTACTACACCATCTTAATGTTTATAATTGTACATTAATAATGTGGTGTTGTCTATTCCTTTTTGTTATGATCAATCATAACGCGCCAATACAAAATTTCGTGGGTCTTGTTTGAGCGGATAGGAACAGACACCATAGAGAGGAATTCATCAACATTATGTTTGTCTTCATATGTTCCATAACGCCGTATATGGCGATCAATTTTTTTTGACTCATTAATGCGTCTGGTAAGCTCAATGTAACCCGCTAGCGACATTTCACAAATTTTCGAATATTTGAGAAGACGACCGTAGCGTTCTTTATTTCTTTTTACGATTTTTCTGAGACTCATTTTAAATACCTCCTAGTAGTTGTATGGTGTTTAAACAAATTAGATTAATTGCAGTTTAGCATCATAAAACGCAACTGTCAACTAGCAGATGAAATTGCTTCATTTCCTACTAAATCTTCTGTATAGTATAAGCATTCATTGTCTGATAATATTTTTGATGTTTCGCCGTCTTCGAAAGGTGCATTCAAGATGTAATTGTGTTTGACTTTATATAAACTGACATTTGGAGTTATGGAAATGTTTGTAAAATAAGATAAGAAGTTTTCTATTGATAGCTTTTTGAATAGTTTTTCGTTTATTTTGTTGTGCATTGCAATCATTGCATCAAATGTCTTAAAGATTGCAAGTTCGTTTTGGTACACTGGAATTACTAATGTAATCCCTTCGATTTTAAGAATTGCTGCGTCTTGATTTTTAAAAATTGTGTAACTCATTATAATAATATTTATCTTTTTGTATTAAAAACGTGCAGCTATAATGCTTGTCTCTTGAATAGTTGCGACTCGATATTCTTAATACCTTGCTTAATACTAAATGCAGAATCACAATTATATACTTTGCCGTCAATGTTGACACGCAATGACCAAGAACGCTGTGTGTTTGTTTTGTAGTTTGCTTCAGCTACCCCAGACAAAACACCGTTTATATATAATTTCCACACATACGGATTGTTTGTTTTTCTCTTTGTCACTTTGATCATAATGCTTTACAGACATTTTAATAGATAGACGTGCATTATATTATATAAAATGTGATGGTGTAAATACCTTAAATGTACACTGCGGTGTTTCTTTGATTATTGTTTCGTCCCACGATGATTTATCGAATACAGGGAAATATGCATCGCCATCAACATCATTGTTTATGACGGTAATGTACATTTTGTCAACCATTGGAATTGCTTGTTCATATATAGTTGCACCACCGATAATAAAGATGTCGTTGCCCGTATCCTTTGCAAATGATATAGCTTCGTCTAGTGAGTTTGCAACAAGAACGTCATCGTGTTGTGTATCATAGCTTGTGTTTCTTGTTACAACAATCATTCTTCTGTTAGGCAGAGGCCTTTTATTTAACGATTCGTATGTCTTCCGGCCGCAAATTAGTGTTTGATGCATTGTTGTTTCTTTAAAGAATTTTAGGTCTTCTGGGCAATGCCACGGCAGTTTGTTATTTTCTCCTATAACATTTTTATTGTTGATTGCAACAATCAGTGATGTGGTTGCCATTTATAGCCCTTCAATCCACTTATTTACATCTTGTATTAACGATAGTCCAACTGCATCTTCTTCTGTAAAAACTGCAAAAATTTTTGTGCCCATATAATACGGATATCTACATTTGCGGTATAACTTAATTTTGTTCATGGGTGTAATTGTGTCACTGTCATATTTATAACTGCGAAAATATTTTTGAAGTGTGAGGAATCCTTTTCTTCTTAACCTCAGTGATGGCCAATAATAAAATAATTGCTTCGTATCTTCTTTTGTTTTGAAACGCACGGGATCATATTTTGATAGAACTTCAGTGAGTTTCGTTAGTAGTTCTTCTTTTGTACTCATCTTCTGTTAATTGTAATCCGGACGTTAGTTCCACGACAGTAAAGTCGTTTGTCGAGAACTGTTTGTTTAGTTTGTCTGCTAAATTAAATGCAGATCCTGCATTAACAAAACTAACCTTTTTATATTTTGGACCAGGGTAGTCAATTAGCTTATTTAAAGATCTAACATTAATTGGACTACCTTGATAAAACACTGCATAAATTGCAGATGCTTTTAGCACCTGTAATGTTTTATATGTACTTTTGTCGGTGTGTTCTAATAACACCGTCGGTTTTGGTCTTGCCATATTATTGTGCCTCTTTATGTTTATTTATCATAAAAAGGCACAATAACAGAAGTGTTAATTAGTTAGTGTGTTCATTTGGTCTACTAAATCTATGTATCCGCCGATGTGCTTTTCTCCGTCCTCAGCCAACAAAAATATTTGTGGAACAGTTTTAACAAACGGATATTTATCCATCAGCTGCTTTCTTGCTTCAAGATCTTTTGATAAGTCAATTTCTTCGTACGTGTGGCCTGTACTTTCAAGAAGGTCTTTTGCTCTATTACAAAAGATACAACCAGGTTTTGTATAAAGTTTAAATTTCATTTAAATTGTTCTCCGTCAAAGTTTATGTTTGTTTTACTTTCTTTAGCTTCGCTTTTTGCTTTTAATACTGCAACTTCTTGCTCAAGTTTTTCAACATAATTAACTAACTGCAACGCATCGTCTTTTGTTAGTGTAACATGTGTTCTTTTTAGCTTAGTTGTGTTTTTAATAGCTAGCTTTAATTTATCTAGTAAGTTCATTTTTCAGTTTCTTCCGCATTTGCGACAAAACAGTTTTCATTTCTAATTCTGTCTTAAATGGTCCTTCATAATTGTACTTTTCTAGTGTTTCAAATTTTGGGCAGAACGAATGGATTGGTCCTTTTGGAAAGTGAATGACGTAGTATCCAGCACAATGCACAACAGACCCAGTCTCATTTTTAGTGTAAACCGGCAAATCAGTATTTAGCTCGTTATTGTCAACAGGCCACGGGTTTTTAAAGTCTGTTGGATAGCCCTTAATATAGTTTTCTTTGTCGACTTCTTTAATCTTGATGACTTTGTTAAATATCTCTTTTCCAAGTTTGTTGCAAACTTCTTCTTGGTCTCCAAACTTTGCTAATCCTTTCTTTGTAAGTAGTATGTATTCGTTTTTGTTATTTTTAGACAATAACCCGTAATTACCTGTTGTACTACTAACAAGCCACGAGCGAGGTGTTACTTCTTTTAATTTATACATCGTTGTGTGTTCTCCGTATTTGAGCTTGGTTTGATAAGAAATATGTTATTGCAAATTTCATTAATTTTGCCCTATTCTCAAATATGCCAAACAATATTGGGGTTCCGTTATTAAATATAGTTACTACTTTTTCGGAATCATTTTCATCTGTTACTTCCCAATCGGCATTAAGGTAGTATTGTCCGTCTTCATACTTACCTTTAAGATAGGCGCTGTCATACATCATTTTTGCTAGTGCATATTCTTCCTCATATTCAACAATTTTATAAGCTTTATTTAGCTTTAAATCAATCATGGCTGATATGAAGCATTTAATATTTTTGCTATATCGTTGGGATATTTGCTCAGCTGAACTAAGTCCCATTTCTTGCAAAATTTAAGGAAATGTATGCCAGCACCATTAACTTTTTTCCTGCTTACTTGTGTGTTAATGTCTTCTATTATTTCTTTTTTAATTTCTTCCGGTTGCTGTGTTAAATCAATCAATAGTCTATTCTTTTCGTAGCATTCGCCTACACGATGCTCAACGCCATTGTGGTCTGTCCATCGCTGCAACATAAAGTTATTGTAATTATACCCTTTCGTGTCTTTATCTTCGTATGCTTCGTTAATACCTACGCGGTTTCTTGAGCCTTTAACTTTAGCGCCTGGGTATGCACTAAAGATGCTGTCAGACTTATCACCACGAATACATTTTAAAAATAAAGCATATTTGTACCAATCTTCTCTTTCGGGCACAAAATTTGGGTTTGGCTTTCCTGTTTTTATTTTGCTGTCGCTTTTTACTGTAAATTCTACTTTTTGTCCTTTATCGTTATAGACGCCGTCTTTTTTGAGTGTTCTTCCCATTACACCATCATGTACTACTACATTGTCGTCGAGCAATTGCACAAAGTCCGAATCACTACTTACAATAACATGATTGTCGTCTGGGTGCTGCTGGATCCATAACGCAATAATATCGTCTGCTTCGGCATTAGGAGAATTAACCACAGTACAATTTGTTCTTTTGTCAATAAACTCAATGAGCTCGTTGAGTGCTTCCATGAATATTTCGTCTTCTTCTTGTTCTGCAGGGCTTTTATCAATTTTGTCGAGCTTTCTTTGTATTTTGTAATTTTCGGAGTATTTATATCTCCAGCTCTTGCCTTCTGTTGCAAAAATAACATGTGTTCCTCCGTATTCATTCCATACCTTTCGGAGGCTGCTAAATAGAACATGGAATGCCATTCCGACTTTTGTGTCTATGTCGCCCATAACTGAATGTCTTGCACGGAAGAACATATTATTTGTGTCAACTATGATGTATGTGTTTTTAGACATAATTATTTAAACTCCTGTTTGCCGTCGGGCGTTTTCTTTGACTGTGTCATTCCTTCGTTTTTTCTTTGTTCTGCTTGCTCTTCTATTAATTGCAGATCGTTGCCGACTTGTTCTAATGTAACACTTTTGCATACAGCAACAAACCACTCGTCAACAATCATCTCTGGCTTTGGAGCAGGACCGAATCCTGCTTTTTCTAAGTGTTCAATAAATTGGTCATTCCAGTCGAACTCAAACGAGCCGTCGGCTTCAACACTAACAACTTTAACCCATGGTTCGTTGTTGATTGTTGCTAATCTTTTCTCGTATTCTGTGTCTGTTATTTCTTTATAGCTGTGTTGTATTTTTAGTAACTCTAACTCTAACTCTTTGCCACTTAGTGTTAGCTTTGCTCTTTTCTCTTTATATTCCTTTAAAGGAATTTTGTTATACTTAAAATCGATCTCTAATAGTCGAAGCATTTTGTCGTGTTCGTCGTGTGCTTCAACTTCGGCGATCTTTACATCTCTTTCGTATCCAGTGTAATAATATTCTATTTCTGCAATCTTCCTTGATTTGCCTTTCAAGCCCCAGCTTGCTGGCAACATTGCAAATGGTATTAATCGTCTATTTTTGCTCATGATATATTCCTTTATGTTCCTATGCTATTTCCTAATAAGTGACAATGAAGTCGTCCGCTGATATTGTAACCCCGTTCGAGTGCTTTGTGAACAATATTAACATTAACTGGCATTTCTTGCTGTTCTTTTGTTGCACCAACAGGCATAATAAACACAGGCCAATTAATACCGGCAGCTTTAAATTGCTTAACTACTTGACCAATTTCTTCCCAACAAGCATCTGTGTCGTTTGCAACAAATTTTAAATGACCACAATTACTAACTTTAACATATTCTGCAACATGTTCGGGTTTGATTGCTTTGCTTGGTTTCTCGCCGCTGACTGTGTACAACTTTGGACTCACTGACCAAAACCATTCTGCTTCTTTACCCAAATCCATAAATGTGTTTTGAAATTCTTTAATCATTTTAACTAGTTCGGGTATTAGCTTTTGTGTTCCGTTTGTTTCTACGGTAACATATCGTGGCAGATTATTTCTTTTGCGAAACTCGTTCATTGTGGCGACAGTTGCTTTTTGGTTAGCTTTGAGTAAAGGCTCACCTCCTGTAAAACACATGTGAGTTTCTTGTAAGCTAACAGGATGCAAAAATTTGCCTTGCGGGTTTGATTTGCTGACAAGCTCTTTTTCAAGCTTGTCAGCAATCGTTTTAATGTCTTCGCATTTCATCAAATGCTTATACTTTTTTGACCACGTGTATGAACTATCGCACCCGTAATCAAAAACAGGCAAATCTTCGACTTGCTGAATGTTAATTAAGTCTAAATCTTTGTAAGGTAGTATATACGAGCTAGGGTCTGTTGGGTCTTTCTGACCAAATCCGTCGCATTGCAAGTTGCACATAAACCAGCGTATCCACAAACTGTTTACGCCAGTGTATGTGCCTTCTCCTTGTAAAGATCTAAAAATTTCACTATAATAGTATTTGTTTTCTTCCATGATTAACCTGCGTGTTTATATAGCATTATACAATACGAAGTCGCTTTTGTCAATATTTATATTCTTAATGTTCGCGTATATATTTTTCAAAAACACAAATAAAGACTAAGTCTTGTTTTGATTTTCTGTCATTATGCACACGATGGTATACTTTTTTTGGAATTAAAACAATCGACCCTGTCTCTACAGGAAATGATTGATCACCCAACTCCATTGTTCCATGCCCACTAACGAAGAAATATACTTCTTCTTCGTCTCCGTCGTGTATATGGCCCGATGTGCTTTTTCCAGGGTGAAGTATAGTTTTTGATAATGTTAAGTGCTCTAATGTTTCATTATCTTCAACAACATACACTTCGTTGTCGCGCATAATGCGACCATTTATATCGTCAGTTGTTACTTTTTGCTTCGTGCTCATCTTTGACTACTCCTTGTCGTTTTCTCTTTGTAATATGATCGAATTCCGGTCGATCATAATATGGCGATGTTTTGTAATTCCCTCGCTCAGGAACCACATTCCTTACACCGCCGGTGGGATCTTCTGTGTCACCTTTCATCCTTGGTATTAAGTGTACATGAGGCCACATAACTGTTTGTCCTGCGACTGGACCATAATTTATTCCTACGTTAAATTCGTCGCATTTATTTTCGGTTACTAATTTCTCGCCGAGTCGGTACGCCTGTTCGAAGCATTTAGCAATTAGTTCAGGGTAGTTCCTTTTTGGAACAAAAAGGCGATGTCCTTCGTTTACAGGCACACCGTCAAAAAACACTACATAATCGTCGTGCTCTTCGTCTATATCTTTCCAGGGTATTTGTCCAAATGTAAGCATGTGTTTAATTCACCTCATATGGATAAACAACCCATGTATTGTCAGGGATTGTGTTGATTTTATAATTGACCTTAAACTTGCTTTCTAATTTATAGTCAATAACTGCAATGCGGAATGTGTTGTACCAGTCAATTTTTTGTGGCTCACAAGAAAGACTCCACGAATCCATAAGTTCTCTTAATGTACTTCCGCTATCGCAAATGTCATCAACAATAAGAACTTTTTTGCCTTTTGCAACAACATCTTTAATCCAATTGCAGTCTGTTGAGCTAATTTCGGGAAAATCTCTTGTCGACAAATTTATTGCATACATCGGTGTGTTTGTCATGTGCGACAAAAGTGTTGCTGGCAATAATCCGCCGCGGCATAAACCAACAATAATGTCTGGTTTAAAACCATCGCGATCTATCTGCTTTTGTAAAGAGCGAACAAATGATTCTATGTTGCTATATGTGTAATGAACTTGATTAGGCATTATCGTTTCCTTTTTCAATGTTTTCTTTCACTAACGCCTCAACTAGTAAATATTCGTCGTATGCATTTTTTAATGCTTCGGCATCGTCTTTTCTTATATCACGATCAAGTATGCATAATCTTTCTTCGATTTTGGAAAGTCGTTTTTCGATGTTTTCTAACAAACTAAATAGTTCATCTAATGTCATTGATTTGTGCTCTCTTGTACTAATGGTTTGTGCTGTGTATGTTGTGTTTGCCCATATGCTTGCCATAGGCGGAATGTTGTTGCATGTAAGACTACTGTTTAATTGACTTTTCTTTTTACTCATTGCTTTCTTTAAGTCCTTCTATTAACTTGCTTGCACAGAAAAATTGTTTGTGCATTTTTGCATAACTTTCGCGTATGTCATCCACAAGTGTATCATAATTTTCCATCTGGTTCTTAATGTGTTCTGCCAATTGGTCTTTGTGTGTCAAAAATGACTCATAACTTTCTGACCATTCCGACGGATATTTCCATTGTTGATCATACATTTCTACATAGCTAAGACGATCTGGAACACACGGAATAGCATCTACTGCCATGCCTTCTGGAACACCAATGCCTAGCGTTTCTTGCAAGTTTGCACTGAAAATCATTTTGGACTTGCCTAGCAATTCGTGATATTCTTTTTTAGTTAATTTTTTGTCTTGACAGGTAATAAATTCATACTCGGGCAATAGCTCAGACAATTTCAAAAATATTTCGTGTTGTTTCTCTGGTGCAAGACGGTGAGGGAACAAAATAATATTTTCTTTTTCTTGTTTGTATGGAGCTAATGTTTCTGTCATGTATTCCATTGGCCAGCCTGTGCGACAGCATTTTTGATTATATTCGTTTTTCCATTCAGCACCAAATACATTATTTTTAAACATGTCGATGTGAAATTCTGTTGCAAACCAGTTGTAGTCGTAACAGTGGAACATTGCTTTTTCAGTTGAATTAACCCATGTTTTGTCGTGGATTAGCCTTCCTAAGAAGTCGTGTGGGTCGTAGCTGCCGGCATGCCATAATCCGTGTATTTCAACTGGTATGTTAAGTAGCGAACTCATGTACTTTACTTGCATCACACAAGTATTCCATGCATCAGTAAATAAAAACCTGTCGCCCGGCTTTACTTCCCCGTTTCGGAACATTTCAGCAATTTTTATTAGTTGTGAACTTTTATAAATGTTTGTTGCACCGAAGTCTAAAAATGCTCCAGGTGTTGTAACTGGCGGCACTTCTGTTCCGTCAATTTGCACAACATTACTATCTAAATTATTAGACAACAATTTTGGTAAATGCTCGTACCACTCTATTGTGTATCGTGTTTCGATTGGTTCGATAGGAATAATAAAGACATTCATATATAAGACATCCTTGATTTATATTTTAATACATTATAC